AGTCACCAGTCTTTTGATAATTTGATGCTGTTCTATCAGCTGCAGTAATTTCTGTACCGTCATCATCTCTTTCAATTAACTGTATAGCATCTTCGTGGAATGTAGGTCGCATTTCACCCTTTGCATAGTCAATAGAAACTTTATAATCTTTATTTCCTATATCTCCAATATTGTGACCTGTAAAGTTATCTACTACGAAACCATTTTTAAATCTATCAAAACCATTTGAGTCTTGTATTTGTAAATTTTGTGCAGCTGTTTCTAATAATGAAAGTTGAGTATAATACTCTACAGTATCAATTCTACTTTCTATACGACCAATATCTCTCATTGTATATCGTTTATTATCAACGTGTTCTATTCCAACTTCCGAAGTGTCTAAAGTATATGACGGTATGTACAATGTGTATAAATGCATTGCATTATCTAAAGTACCAGGAACTCTAGGATTAATTGAACTTGCGCCTTTTAAAACTTTAAAATTACCATCTTTATCTAAAAATATTTTATCTACTCTTCCTAAGTAATATTCAAAATCTGATCTTATATCTGAATTAAATTTGATAGGATTTACAACTGAATTACCAGTACCATCAAATGATCTATCTTGGTTACCAGAGTCTATAGTTGAATCGTCATCAACTCTAGGTCTAAAATCTAAACTATCTCTTAACTCATATCTTACACCTGTTGCTGAAGAAGTATAAGATGGAATATTTTCATAATCAATAACTCCTGAATATGAGTCAACATCAAAGTAATCACCAGAACTGTGAGTGAAATAATCAAAGTCAATCAATAGTCTACCTGTTGGTGTTACTTCACCATCTTTTAATTTAATTCTACCAATGTCATAGAAGTTATCTCTTTGACCATTATCTAAATCAAATCTGTCTGTAATATTTGTATCACTTGAAGTTGCAACTGTACTAAAATCAGCAGCCATATAAATTGCATTTATTTGATAAACATCAGCCTTAGCTAAACCTATTGTTCCACTTTCAATTGTTGTTTGATCTGAAATAGAAACTGTTGCACCTGAACTTAATGATTTAGATTTGGAAGTTCCAACAGTTTTATTTAAAGTTAATAAAATTTTTATATCATGTGAAGCATAGTTAGCACCGAAATCAATTGTTAAAATAGTTTTAGCAACATTTAATGAAAATATTACTGTACCTTCGTGGTTATTTCCAGAAAGACTTAAAATGTCTCCTACAGCACCTGTTCCACCAGAACCTAAACTTGTAATTGAACATGTGAAATCACTTTCTGTTAAATCAGCAAACGTTTCATTTACACCTGCTGAGAAAGTTGCGATACCATCTCCTGTTAAAGATGTAATTTCATGTTTTCTAAAAGTATATGTTGTATCTGAAGCATTACTGTTAGAAGTTGTTTTTAATGTTTTAATATTACTGTAAGGTAATTTAAATATAGAAACATTTTTTTCAGGTGATTGTGATTTTGCACGTCTTCTTGTTACAATTGTTTTTGTAGAAGCAGCTGAAGTTACACTTGATAATGTTAAACTTGAATTTGAAATAATAGCTTCTACTATTTTTGTTTCTATATTTCCACTATCATTTGTAAATGAAATTGAGTCACCAACTTTTAATTCTTCAGTAAATCTTGTATTAATACCTTGTACATCAGCAGAACCTGAACCAACGTCAATTGATCCAGTTAAAACAAAATTATCACCATTTGTAGCATCTAATGCTGTATCAGCAGTAAACGTTGGACTACCAGCCATTGCAATTTGTTTAACTGATGGTAAATCAAATGCAGTAACGCCTTTTAAACCTACAGCATCTGATTGAATAACAGCTGTGTTACTTGAAGTACCACCTGTAATAGTTTCTTCAGTAACAAATACACCTTGTACATTTGAAATTACAACAACTCCATGTGCAGCTGTTCCACCTGAACTATAACCAGTGAATGCTGATGAATCTATAGATGTTGTTCCGTCTGTGTCATATAATTCAAATGTTGTACCTGATGGGTTTCTAACTGTATAAACATTACCATTAACTTCAGTCATACCAGATACACTTGAAATTGTAACTTGTTGACCTTCTTTAAAATTATTGTTTGCTGTAACTACAGCAGGATCAGCTTGACTAATACCTGTAATTGTAGCACTTTCAGTTGTAGAATGTGTTTGTACAACACCAGTTGCACCTGAAGTTCCACCAGTTACAACTTCTCCAGTTGTAAATGATTGAGCTGTTCTAATATTTAAATGAGTAAACAAAACAATATCAAAAAGATAATGTTTGTAAATAGCACTTGTTAAACTTGAACTTGAAAAAATATTTGCTGACGCAGTACCAGACGAATATTCAAAACCTCTACTTTTTGCTCTTCCTATTTGTGTTATGGAAGATTCTGATCCTGTATTTACAGTACCACGTGAACTTGTAGCCACATTATGTAAAGTTAAACCTTTAAAAGGTTCAACACCTGAAGTAGAAGCAATATCTGGAGAACCATAAACATTGGTTACATTTACAAAGTTACCTATATCGAATCTTGTATTAAAATTATTTTGTGTTGCAAAATCTCTAGCCTTGTCAACATCAACATATGTTGTTGCTATAGTATCAATTTCATATCCTTTAACATATGCTTTTCCTGGAGAGAAACCTACTGCAAGTTTAGTAGCATCACCACCATTACCTGAAGTGTAAATACCTCTATTGTTTCCTGAAATTAAATGTTCTCTTATATCTATATCAAATGGTTTTACAACGTAATCACCAGACTCGTCATATGTTCTACGAGCAAGTGTGTCTTCTAATACAGCATATTCAGTTGATCTTACTTGATTTTGTAGTGTACCACTAGATAATCTTAATAATTCATAAAAGTTGTTATCTTCAGTACTTGCTAATGCCTTTTTAGTTAGTGTAAGAAGAATTTTAAATCTGTGGGCACCTGGTGCATTTGTATTAGAAACACCTTGTGCATTATCATTTAAAGATGAATCATCACCCGAAGTTACAAAAGACTCTGTAACTGTTAAACCAACTCTATATGATGGTGTACTTGAATATTTTTCTAATATTAAAGTTTGTCCTGAAACTTGTACATGGTATCCATTTATATAATAAACACCTTCTTGTATTTGTGCAGCTGAACCTGTTGCCGTAGTATTAACAACTACAGTTGGATTGCCTGAACCATCAGATGTTAAGGTTTCACCATCTGAAAAGGTAATTGTTGTATTGTCAGTACTATTTGTATTAAAATATTTTACAAATAATGTATCTGGATCAGTTCCATCAGTTGCAACAGAATTAACTACTTTTGCAGTAACGCCTGAAGTATTGCCTGTTAAAGTTGTTCCAACATAATCTGTTAAATTTGAAGCAGATTTAGATGTTAACTTAACAGCATAATATTTTAAGTCATATCCAATTTCACCTGGAATAATCATTGCACCTTTGTCGAAAAGGTGATCCGATAATCTTTCTATTTGATTTTGTAATTGAGTTTGTGATTGAGTTAATTCTCTAGCCTGAACAGCAAAAGCAGGTCTAAAAAGTATTCTGTGAAACTTTTTTGACTCTGTAAAATCGTCATAGTAAGGACTGACATTAAAATCAGTTGAACTTGGCATTATCTATTTTCCCCTATTAAAACTCAATAATGAGTTTGATGTTTTCAGTTTGATCGGTTGCTCTAGTAATTTTGGTTCTGTTCTCTACATATAAAATTTCACCTGAGTCATGTTGTAATTCTGGAGCAGCATATCCAGAAGTAAATACAACTTGATCAACTGTTTGAGTTGAAGTGTCTGGTGTACCAGTTGCACTTGAGCCTTGACCAGTAATTACATTTGCACCTGAAAAGGCAGTTACATTTCCATCACTATCAGCCCCAGCGTCATTATGCCTTGTCTGAATGTAATATAAAATACCGTTTACAGAATCCCATTCAACAACTTTACCAACAGCACCTGTTGTTGCTTGATTAATTTCTTCATCAGCAGTAAATGTTCCTGGTGTTGGAGAACTTGCAATTTTAACTGCATATGTTCCTCTTAATGTTGCAGCTGAAGCAGCTGTTCCACTTGCGTTGTTTGGATCTTTAATTAAAGTAATTTTTCTAAAGTCGTTTGCAGCTGTAAAGTCTCCTGAATTTGTACTTTCAGTTCCTTCTAGTGTTGTATTTAACATTACAAAAAATCCACCTAATTCTTCTACAGCATTAAATCCGTGACCACCTTTTGGTGGAATAATAACATCTAGTTCGGCACCTGAACCAGCACCACCAGCGTTTGTTGCTGTAAGTATATCAGCGTTTCTAATATAGCCTGATGTATATCCTGTACCTCTTGTTGTAACTGTAACAGCTGTAATTGCACCTGAAGTTAAAGTAATTGAACAAACTCCACCAGTACCATCACCTTTTATTGGTACAGCAGTTATTGTTCCTGATGTTGCACCACCTGAAACTGTATAACTTGATCCTGCAGTTTTAATTTTAATTACATCTAAGGCACCATCAACAGCAGCTGAACTTACAGTTGAGTCTGTTGAAACTCCCATAAAATCTGTAGATAAGAAATTTGCTTGTTGTGACGCCGATAAAGTGTACATATATTTCCACTTATAATCGTCTGAAGTTGTAATAACTGAAGTAGAAGTACCAGATGGTTGATCTGTTGATGTTCCACCGCCATTATTATCTAAACATTTGTAAACGTTTCTATCTGAAGTTAAAACATAAAAAGTTGAATCAAATAAAGTAGTTGCACCACTATTTGAAGTTACTCTTGTTGACGTACTGCCTGTTACATATTCTTCATAGTCGTGTCTGTAAATATCATAAACTGTGCCAGACGTCCAGTTTCTTCTTGGTATTACAAAAGACACATCTGAAGCTGTAATTTTCTTAGCAGCTAATAAATCGTCAAAGTTTTTAAATTCGTTTAATACACTATCACCTGGTGTAATAGGTGCAGTTTCAGTTCCTTCGTAGTCTGTTCTTCCGTCTGGTCTTGTTAAAGTACCAAATTCTTGTGCTCTACCTATTCCTAGATAGTAAACTGTTGGAGTAGCCTCAGAAAACGATTCTGAAAACTGTTCCGCATTGTTCATTCTAAATTTGTTTGTTATAATTGCTGGCATTTCTTATTCCTCATTTATATTTATAATCATTTTATTACGATCCTGAACCATATAGTGATTTAACTACTGATCCAGAACTGTCTAATATTTGTAGTTGAACAGCACTTGTTAGTTGTGTTGAACTTATAGAACCTGATGTTACTGAAAATTCTGTGCCTGATAATGTTAAAGATTGACCTGCTGAATATACTGCTGTTTCAGCAATTACAGAAAATGTAATATTTGTAGTACCAAATGTAATTGTACCACTTGTAGTCATTACATATAACTCACCAGCACCTGTAGCACCTTCTCTTACGAAAAATGCATCACCTTCTCCTAAAGAATCTGGATCAGAAGCACCATAACTGTCTGTATCTGTTGTTCTTGTTAATACCCAAGCAGTCGCACCATCACCAACAGTTGATACATAATATATACCATTGTGAGCTGCATTTGTTTGATTGTAAATTAAAGCTCTATCATTTAAAGATAAAGCAACACCATCAATCGAAATGGCTGCTAAAGTACCTGAATTTGTTAATGTTGCACCTACACCAGCAGTTCCATTATCGTAAGCTGCATTTAAGTTTATAGGAGATTCTACCCTTACAGGATCATGGTAATGAATACCTGCAGCTGCAATTGTATCTACATAAGTTTTAATTGCTTTTGCTGATGCAAGTGTAGTATCTGTACCTGCAACTGAATTTAAATCTGTGTCTAATACACCAGACGCTAAGTTAGCAACTTCAATATTTGAAATTGTATTGTTACTAGCATCAATTGTTGTACCTGTTAATGTTGTACCTGTTAAAGCACCACCGATTGTTACATTTCCAGAGCTATCTCCACTAATCCAAGTTGTAGTTGTTGTACCATCATAACCAGCAATTACTAATTGTCTGTCGCCTGTTGCTGATGGTGCGTCTATTGTAGTTCCAATAATTACATTACCAGCACCACTTGTAATATTATCTCCAGCAGATTGACCTATTGCAATATTTTGAGAGCCTGTTGAATTAATAAGAGCTCCATAACCTAATGCAACACCACTACTTCCTGTAGCATTAGTTCCAGCATTAGTACCAACGTAGGTATTGGAGTTGTGGGTTGTACCGTTTTGACCAGCAACTGCTCCTACAAATAAATTATTAACACCTGTAGTTAACTGTTGACCAGCAAAAGCTCCTAATATAGTGTTTTGAAATCCAGAAGTAAGTGCTGTCATTGAATTTAAACCAACTGCTGTATTTTTACCTTGAGTAGTCGCATTACCACTTAAAGTTCCAGTAGTTGAGTGACCAATTATTAAAGAGTTTGGAAAGTTAGTGTCAGCTTGTTTACCTGGTATAACTTCACCTGTATCTGAATTGGTTACTACAACAGCATCTGTTAAAGTTTTATTCGTTAACGTTTCTGTTCCTGCTAATGTAGCAAAAGAACCATCACTTAAAGCACTATTAAATTCAGCAGTTGTACCACTTACTGTATTGTCTGTTAAACTTATAGATTTATTCGTTAAAGTATCTGTTGATGAAGTTGTAATATATCCAGCAGCTAATATATTTGTTAAAGTTGTACCATCTCCAATAGATGAATAGATTTCATTAAAGTTGTCGTTGACTAAATCACCAGCGGCTCGAAGTGTTGAACCTGTGCCGTCATTTGCGATTGATCCGATGTTTATTGTTTGTTTTGCCATATCTCTCTCTTACTATTTATATGTTATCCTACATCCATTGTAATATTAGTATCATCAAATGTTGTTGTTGTTTCATCCATAGTATTACCTGATACATCACCTATTTGTGCAGGAATTGTAAAATTTGTTTTAAGTTTTCTTCCTTCAGCACTTGAAGTCATTAAAAAGATTGCATTTGAACCGTCTAAAGATGTTCTTGTACCTTGAACTTTTATATCATTTAATATTGCAAAAGTAATACCACTACTACTGAATGAATTGTTTGCAGTAACTCCAAAAGCTGTATTAATAAATTTGTTTAAAACACCAAATCTTGGCCCAGCGTATGCAAATCCTTGTCTTACATTTACTAAATCGCCTGATGTATCAGATAAATTTCTTCTAACTCTACTTACATAATCAATATTAATTGGTTGTGTTTTTAAAGTAACATCTCTTGTTGTTTTATCAAATTGAGTAATTGTGCCATCATCTAAATCAGCCGATACACCTAATTTAGCATTTACTCTTAATGTAGTACCATCCGTTTCAGTACCTAATCTTCTTCCAACTACAAATGAATATAGTCTTGTTATTACTGATCTTAAAATTTCTGATACACCAGAATTTATTCCTGTCACTCTCTTAATCTGAGCATCTAGTTGAGTTTCAATTGTAATTTCACCTTGAAAATAAAAACCAGCAGAGTGAAGTGTTTTAATATAACTATCTCTCCATTCATTGATTGATCTTCCAACTCTAATAATGTATGAGTAATCCTGATACAATAAACTGTCTTGTATTTTCATTGTATCTTCAGATACCCAACCGTCTTCATTTAAAAAAGCACCATCGGTTGTAATTACACCAGCTACATCTGTAGTACCTGTCGCTTGTTCTAATTTACTAACAGTCGCTGTTGCACCACCAGAACTTGTAATAGTAATATTTGTTCCATACACTCCTGTCGTATCTGATAATTTTAATATGTTTGTGTCTGTATTAAATGAAACTACTGTAGCAGTTATAACAGATGAACCATCTGAACCTAATCCAGAAACAGTTTCACCTACTGTAAACGTTCCTGAAACATTGGTTACTAAAAGATATGTTGGTAAAATTATTGTTGGAGCAGGAGAGGCTTGATAATTGTATCCAGCTTCAACAACATTTATTGTTAATGCTCTTCCTATTTCAGAACCGTATGCTAAAACTTTTGCACCTGTTCCTAAACTAGATGTAACTGTAAGTGTAGGTAAAGATGTAAATCCATTACCATTAGATATTAAACGAATGTCTGTTATATCTCCTACATTACCACCAACTTCTTGTACAACTTTATTTCCAAAATATGAGTCATCAGCCATTGTTTCATCTTCTAAAATAAGTTGACCTGAACCTGTACCATCTTCTAATGTAACACCTCCATTAACAACAGAAACTTTAGCTGATGCATTACCAAAACTAAAATTAACAACATCACCAACTTCATAATTTGTACCACCATCATCTATAACAATTTCTTGTATTGAGCCAGAACCGACTGGTCCAAGTTTTAAAGATGCTCCTGTTCCACCAGCAGTTAACGATACACTATCACCTTCACTATATAATGCACCGTCATTTGTTATAACTTTATTATTAATAATACCTGTAACTGTAACAGATATGGTTACGTCTAAATCAATATTGCTTGTTCCAGTTATTGTTTGTCCTGAAACAAACGTACCATTTACTGAACTATCTCCTAAAACTAATTCTACAACTTCTTGTCCGCCTATAATAAATTTAAACACATCTTCAACAATAGCTGTTGCCTCATTAATAGATGGATCTGTTAAATTATTTGCTTGCGTTATAGTTTGTCCAATAAGATTACTAGCATCAAAACTGCCAACCTCAATACAACGCAATATTTTTTTTGTATCCCATTTACCATCTGATACTCTTAAAATATTATCTTTTGGATATCTTATCTCAGCATCTTCATTAAATAATAGTTTAAAAAATATTTCACTTGCACGTTTTGTACCTTTTGCTTGATAAAGTGATTTAATATTTTTAATTAGATTTCTTTTGTTAACATCACCATCTAATGTATCAGGTATAGAAGTTAAAAATGAATTTCTAAATTTAGTTAAGAATCCTGATATAGTTTTATCCACATCAGCGTAATCTAAAAGTTGTTGTATGTTTTGAACTGGATTGGCTCTATACTTACCAATGTTTGCTTGAGCACCTGAAGATGTGCCTGTAATTAATTCACCTTCTATAAATTTATTTTGATGTGTAACAAATAAACGAGAACCTGCGTCAACATCTTCTACTAAAACAGTAGCAGTTGCACCTGAAGTAGCGCCTGTAATTGTTTCACCATTTATAAAATCACCATATGATGTATCTTCTAAAAGTATTCTATCTGTAGAATCATCTTTGTTTACATTTGTACCATCTAATAATAAAAAATTATTTACATTAGCTGAACTATCTAATTGAAGATGATCTGGATCTCCAATATTTGTTAATTTAATCTCAGCTGATTCCATCAACTGATAATACGCTTTTATAAAGTCTAAAAATAACGGATGATCTTCAAGTACAAAATCAGGTACTTGTGAATTTAAAAGGTTTGATATTTTATCTTTAAAGTCGGCCATTTCATCTAATAACTACTAGTCGTGGTATATCCAATACCAGCGTTTGCTGAGCCTCCTACTAGTGTATCAGCCTCTACTGTGACTGAACTATTTGCAACATCTATTTCTAATATTTGATTTCTTATAGGAACTAAATCATTTGAATTTGGTTTTACTGTTACTTCGATAACTGTTGAAGCTGCACCTCTTACATTTTCTATGTTTGAAACATTTAAAGAGTTTACTTCAACTTTACCTGTTGAGTAATCTATTGTACCTTGTGTACTATTACCATATGATCTTACTGAACCATCCATTCTATATCTTCTAACATTTCCTTGTCCATCATCATCCAAGAACCAAATATTTGTTGTATCACCATCTATTTTAAATCCTGTTGAAGATAAAATACCACCCTCAACAGAAGCGTGACCAGAATGTGGATTGTATAATGCGTTTGCAAAATTAATTGTATATTTTGTTGAACTGCCAATTGTAGGTATAAAAGACTTTCTTAATCTTACAGTAGTTATATTTGATAAAATACTTTCATCTGTATCATCAATTAATCCTGTAAGTTTTGAGTGTCTAAAAATTGTATCAAAAGATTGTAGGGTGTTTGTGTTGTAATTTGTAATTGTAGTTATAATGTTTGATTTTAAAGTGTCACTAGTTTTTGTTGTAACTTTTTCATCAAATTTAATTGTTGATGTTAAAAGTACATTTGTAGTTTCTGGATCAACAATTACAGGTGTTACTGAAGCAACTGAATATTTTTTTAAGTCTGTTACTATTCTTGCCTTTGTAGAATCTGTAAGATTAGAACCACTGGTTGGTAAAATAGAAATATAAACTCTACCATAAAAAGGTGTTTCAGCATCTTCACCACCCCAAGCAGAAACTGCTTGTGTGTTAGCGTAAAGTTGTTTTACTTTTGATTTATAATCTTCTATTGTTACAGCTCTGTCTTGTGATGAATAAAAATCAGGAGTATTTCTTTTTATACTTTGTAATGACTCTGGTTCAGCACCGCCTTGTGCTGACGAATTTACTGTAACAGTAATGTCTGTAAAACCTGAAATAGAACCTGCAAGAGTAAATGCCGTAGCACCGTTTGCTTCTGTTTTATTAGTTACAACATAACTTACATTTATAATGTTTCCATCATCTAATTTTTTACCAATTACACCATCACCAAAATAAATTTCGTATTGACCATCCTCTGCTTCTTGTAAAAAGAAAACTTTTGATGTGCCATTCAATTCTGTAATTGAGGTTGCTTTCGTATAAACATTTGTAGTAACATCTGAAGCACTATTTTGAATTACAACTTTAATTGTAGTTGTATCAACTCTATCACTTGATATTAAAAACCTTTGATCAATGTCTTGTTCATCATAAGTGTAATTATAACTTACATAAGTTCCTTCATAAACATTTAAACTTTGTGCAGTATAAACTCCGTCAACAGGTTGAACTGTTTTATCAGCAACTGTAACGAATGAATACGTAAGATCATCTATTGATGATGTAAATTTTGTACCTGCTGGAATTGTAATTATTGATCCTGTACCATCATTGATTACTAATTTTAAATCAGCGATTGGTGCTCTAGCAGAGTTTGGAGTATATCCAACTAATTTAGCCAACGATGCAACACTTGATCTTAACTGTGCTGTATCTAAAAACATTTCATTGGCAACAAAGTTAGCATTGTAAGCCAAATAGTGTGTATTATAGGCAAGTAAGTCTAATAAGATTGAAAGAGAACTTCCTTCAAAATCATAATCTTTAAATTCGTTTTGATTTGATAAAAATCTTTTAAGTGAACCTTTTATATTTTCAAAATCTAATTCTGATATGTCTAGTCTGTGTGAACTCATATTATCTTACTCTTTGTAAAAATGTTGATACTGAAACTGGTGCTTCTGTGCCGTTAATTAAGAATGAAACCATAATATTTAATCCATTATTTTCTTCATCATTTTGAACCACAACATCCTCTACCGAAACTCTTGGTTCATATTTTTCAATTGCCATAGCAACTCTATCTTTAATAATAACTAATAATGGTTCAGTTATATTTTCAAATAAGAATCCTCTTAGGTTACATCCAAAGTCAGAATTAAAAGGTCTTTCATACTTATTTGTTAAAATTATATTTTTAACAGCTCTTTTAATTGCCTGTACATCAAATAATTTTGCAACATCCTTTGTAGCAGGATTTTTAGTAAAACTCAAATTTAAATCACTATAGATTCGATTTGATCTTTTACTTTTATTTGTTGTTGTTGCGTCATAGTTTGAAAAGGCCATATCAATATTTATATGAATTATCTGCCGTTTACTAAAACGTTTAAGGATCCTGAAATCATTGCACCTGCGTCAGCACTATCACCTATACGACCCCAAGGAATACCACCTATTCTAACATTTGTTGATCCTTTGTTTAATGCAGCTACGTGAGCAGGACAGATAGGAGTAGGTGGAGCTGGGTGTCCTACTGTAGGAGTGCCTTGTACAGCACCCACAATACCGTTTGCCTTTACTGTTCTTACTAAAGAAATCGCTAAATTGGTAATTCCAGTACAAGCATGGCCTGTAGTTAAAGAATCTCCCTCTCTTACGGCCATATTAACCTTTTCCTTGCCCGTTATACGCTTTCCAACTACGTTTTTTAGATTTATTCATTGATGAAAACTTAACACTTCGTTTTTTCTTACCTAGTGATGATTTTTTATAGTTTTTTTCCCTTGCAACGAAGGTTTTACTTAATTTTGCCATTATCTACCTATCTTTTTCTTTCTACCAAGTGGTAATTGTATAGAAGACACGATTTTTTTGCCTTTTTTACTAATATATTCAAATCCAATCAGTTGATTCTTAAAATTCCCTTGGACTGACTTAACAGCCTTCTTAAAACTTGTATCTTCTTTTTTTTCTTCTTGTCCTGATTCGTTCCAGAACAGAAATTCACGCATTTTTGCCATAATTTCCTCAATTTTTAGTTAATTTCTACTATTTATAACGATTTTTGTTCTACTTTTGTTCTTTATGTGCCAGAATACCGACTAGCTACGGAAGAATCGGACAATTATTCCATTTTTTTGTTGATTTTTACATAAAAATACGGTATATTAGTAGTATATGAAAAACAAAAACACAAATATGAATATGGCAATTGTTAGAAACATTGCATATAGACAAATCAGTAAGATAAACAAAAACGTAAAAGAAGTTATTGAAGTTGATAACACTCTTTTAAAGATGATTGACATTAATATGAAAAATGCTATTAATAAAATCATTAACGACTATAAGGCATACGAAGAAACTGGTATAATAAAAGTAAAATAATGAAGGGAAACACTATGACACTACAAAAAAATGCACTTAATCAAATTGAGGCTTATAATCAGTTAAGATACAAAGAAGAAACTATGAAAAAAATAAAAGAACATACATCAGCAGTTATGTTTGTTATTTTTCTATTCAGTATGATAGGATGTGCTGGCGCTGTAGAAGAAAATAACTTTATGATAGGTGCCATAATGGCCTTAACAGGAATAGTAACTGGTTTAATATCAATCGCATTACAAAACAAATAGGAGAAAACATTATGAATATAACTAAATTTAACGAAATGATGAGTACAATGACTATTAAGGATTTAAATAGTATGAAAAATATGATTAACAATGTTATAAAAGACAAAGTTAAAAATTCTATGGTTGTTGGACAAAAAGTTAACATTGTACAAAAAACTAAAAAAACACCTGGTGTAATTAAAAAGATTATGCAATCAAAATGTTTAGTACAATGTAATATTACAACTTATAGGGTACCAATGACTATGTTGGAGGCTGCATAATGAATAATAAACAATTAAAAAATGCAATTAAGAAACTTGAAAAAAGACTTGCTTATGGAAACAAATTACTTAAAACAAAATCTTTATTTCAAGTAATACAAATAATGAAAACTAAAAAGGATATATAACACTATGACTATGGTAACACAAACTGCAAAAACACTTGATGAAGGAATTACAAATCTAATGGCTGGTGCCAAATCTGATTATGTAAAATGGTCAACAATGGGTGGCAAAGAACTTACTGGTTATTCTAAAGAACAAGTTGATAATTGGGATTCTAAAACATCTGTAAGACCTGGTAAAAAGTACATTAAGATTGTACAAGAAAACGGCGTGTTTTGTTTTATTGTAAAAGAAGACTTTAAACATTTTAAGAAAGGTGATATATTGAAAGCCGCTGGTTTTAATGCACCTGCTTTAAACTCTGCTAGAGGAAATGTATTAACCGGTAACTATCCAATTCAATGGACAGGACCTTTGTATTTAAAATAATATGATAAAATATCAAGTAACAAAAAACGGCAAAGTATTAAAAGAGTTGAATGATGATTATGATACTGCTATCTTTGCTTGTAATAATGATTACGGACCTGATATGAAAATATTAACCAATTCAAAAGAGAAGTCTGAATCTTGGACACATTTTGAATATAAAGAAAAACTTTAACAAAGGAGTTATATTATGAAAAATGAGCAATTAAGAAAAGATATAATGAAACTTGCGTTAGCTGAAAGTGCTACCGAATGTACCATCGTTTGTGGTACTTTATTTGCTAAGTTTGATGTTTCAATACATGAACAGATGGCAAAGAATTTAAAAACAACTTTACAGACTTTCTTTGATAATAGAAAGAAAAATGATTGCAATGTTCAAATGTCAGGTACATTACCTGATAATGAATATGCTTATGACTTTATGCCAATCGTTGATTTTAGACATGAGGGAATAGGAATATAATGTTTAGACTTTGGATTATTGTTATTATAATAAATTTAATTTTAACGATCGGCGTAACATTTGCCGGTGAGAAATATTGTTTTAATTGTCACCACAAATATAAAATAGGTGGTAAAGAAAATGCAACCTATGATTTTGAGTTTGATTTACAAACTAACGATTTATCTAAATTAGCTGAAGAACAACTTAAAGATAAAAAAACTGGTTTAGTTTCTTACATCTTATTTGAAAACAACAAAATTTTAGTTGATCAAAATAGAAAAAGTAAATATCATGGACCTTATCCTTCACATTCTGTAGGCAAAAGTTTAGTATCTGTTGTTACAGGTTATGCTTTGTGTGGTGGTTACATCAATCATACAGTTTTTGATAGAATAGATTACCCAACTGTTGAAGGAACTTTATATGAAAATCAAAAGTTAATAAATTTACTTAACATGCAAGCAGGTGATCAATATTATCTTGGTAGTTTGTTTGGTGGATGGGACAGTAGAATGAATAGTGATGGTAAAAGTATTAATACTATTCCCATCAAAACTGCTATGAAAAGATATTTTAAAGATACTAAACCAGCAAGAGGTTACGATAATGAACTTAAATATAATTATAGTGCCATGACAACTAATGTTATTATGAACTATGTTATTTACAAAACTGGTGATGACTGGAACAAGTTATTACATAAGATATTTGTAGAAGACGCTAAAGTTGCAAAAAGAGTTTATTTTCATAAGACTTTAAATGCTGATAAAGGTAACAGAAAATCTGGTGAGTATGGTAGATATTCTTTTTATGCTGACAGATACGATTATGTAAGAATTGCTAACATGATTATGAATCATTGGAAGAATGATACTTGCGTTGGAAAGTATTTAAAAACAATGTATGAAAATAGAGTTGATATAGGTGATGGTGGTGCGTATAGTACATCTACAGGTAATCATAGAGCAGCACAAACTTATGGCGGTCAGTTTCTATGGGATGCTATTGGTTTAGAAGACAGACCTATTTTAATGATGGATGGTGCTTGGGGTCAACAAGTAGTTATTGATTTTGATAATAACAGAATTATTACTGCTCATTCTGTTGAAAGAAATTACGACTATCATAGTTTAATTTATCTACAATTAAAATAATTTATAGTTATCCTTATGTTTTACAAAAGTTTAATATGGATAAGGTCCAACAATTAGTGCAAACGCAACTAATAATATAATAAGTGTTCCTGTAAAATAGTAATTCATAGGAAACCTCCTATCTATTTTTTAATAACAGTTTTAGTTTTTCGTACCAATAGATACCACCTTCTCGTAGGTTTTCATTGGCCGTTCTTAATTTTTCTAATCGTTTAACTAAATCTTTTAGTTGTTTTTTATCTAACGCCTTTTTACGGTCAACTAACTTTTCTAATTTAGATACAACATTATCTATAGATACACAGGTAAAATCTGGTATCTTAGGCGCCTTTTTCTTTAAAGACGTAAGTGTAATCTTCTTAGGCTTTTTAGGCATAAGTGTAAGTCCTCTTGTAAGTTAAATCGACAATGTTCGGGAAATAAAATATAAAATTATGTGCTAGTATTTATATTAATTATTGACAAATTAGAATAATTGTGTTAAAATAATATAACTTAATTACAACATAAATAAAAATATGACTGATATGAATGAGAAGTTGGTGAAAGATATTGATGATATGCACGACAAGCAAATCGAAGATATGCTTACAAAAGGCGGTCCAGGTGATCGCTCAACACCAGGAAATGTAAATACTGAAGAATGGTGGAAATGGAATAATCTATCGGATGAAACAAAAAGAAAAGCTGGTAAAACAATGCTGGGACAACCATCTGAAGACAAATCTATTTTACAACAAGCAAAAGATAAAGACATTTGGTTTTGTACAATACCATTTACACAAGTATATAATGAAATTAACGGTAAGTATTGTGCTTGTTGTTTTGGTAAAGAATCAACAAAACACACAATAGAAAACACTACATTGAAAGAATGGATGGTTGATAGTGAATATATGAATAGTATTCGTAAAGAGATGTTAGACCCCAATTCAGATCATAAAGCAGTTAATGAGATATGCCGAAGATGTAGAAGTGATGAAGAAAAGTATGGAAGAAGTAGAAGAACAAACTGCTTAAAAATTCACACCAACGATAAAGAGTTTTGGGATAATATTCAAAGAAATGTTGAACTGTATAAAGCAAGTGGTCAATATGCCTTTGACGAAAGAATATTAGAAATACAATTAAAGGTGTTTGGCTCAGAATGTAATTTAGATTGTTTTATGTGTATGCATGCTAACTCAACAACAAGACAAAAAGTTGCTAATGCTGGCGTATGGAATGAAAAGGTTTATGGTAAGCCTAGTAAACAAAGAGATGAATATATTAGACTTGTTATGAGAGATAAAACAAAAGGTATAAATGAGCAGGTAATTGAATTAGCCCCTTATGTACGAAGTATAAAAATCATTGGCGGAGAACCACTAGTGATGAAAAAACATTATGAATTATTAGAAAAAATTATTGAAAGTGGCCATGCAAAACATATCTATTTAAAATATCAAACTAACTTAACACAAACTAAAAAAGGTCGACATAATATATTTACATATATTCCTCATTTCAAAAACGTATCTATGGTTGCTTCAGTAGATGGTATTGGTAGAACTATTGAATATATGAGAAGAAGAACAGATTGGAATGAAGTTGTTGAAAATATTAATAAGTGCCGAGAATTTCCTAATGTTGTAGTTGACTTTAATGGTCTTGTTACAAATTTAAGTGTATTAAGATTTTATGAAATTATAGATTGGGTAAAAGACAATCCAGTAATTGATCAATTGAATTGGGCAATGATTGATAAACCTGAACACTTTAGACCCAATAACTTGCCTGAAGAACTTAAAAAAGAATTAATACCAAAGTATAAAAAATGGCCTGATATTGTAGCAGCACTAGAACGACCTGTTGATCCTGATTTTGATATACAAAACTTATTTGACTATATGTTAAAGTCAGATAAGTTTTACGAAGGCACAAAATGGGATCATAAGTTATTTGATGTATTCCCAGAATTAGAAAAGTATTATGAACCAGAAAAACATAGAGATCACAATCTACAAGCAAATCTGTTTCCTAATTGGGATAAAAAAGTAAGAGAAGCGCTTGACGAAGCAGAGATGAATATGTTATAATAGAATATGAGTAAATATAATATGAAAGATATGGATCCTAAAGACATAAGAATTAAACCTCGTTGTTTAACTTATGAACCAAAAAGTTATCATAAACCTGCAGCCTATACATCAGATGGTTTTATGTTACCTTGTTGTTGGTTAGATGATCCTAAAAATGATCACGGTGTAGAGGAGAAGTTTCATTTAAAAAATGAACACCTTGCATTAAAGAATAATGAAAAGTTAGAAGACATTTATGGCTCTAAAGAGTGGGAACACTTTTTTGATACACTAATAAATAATCCTAGTTGTGCTTTGAAACAATGCCAATACAAGTGTGGTAATTTAGAAAAAGATAATTATAAAATATGAGTGAACTAACAGACCTCTATATTCGCAATCAGCGTTTTTCATCACCTAATATGGATTTATCTCATAGATGTATATTACGTTGCCCACAATGTTTAAGACAAAAAGTAGAAGGCCTTCCTAGAATTAAAAGATCGTTTGACATTAATCAAAAAGAATTTAGAAAAGTACTAAACTATTATGAAAATCAAATAACCTTTTGTGGTCAAATATCAGATCCAATCTACCATCCTGAATTTCTAACATTTTTAGAAATGATGAATGGTTTAGGTAAAGGTTTAAGAATTGCTACTAATGGTACTAACACAGCTGAAATGAATGAGAAGTGGTGGGAAAAAGCATATAGTTACGGCCTAGGAGAAAACTGTTGGTATTTTGGAGTAGATGGTTTAGATGAAAAATCGGAATTGTATCGTATTGGTTCTAACTTTAAACAGGTGTGGGAAACTATGAAAATGGGAGTACAAGCAGGTCATCCAATAGTTTGGCAATATATAATATTTGGTTACAATGAACATGAAATTGAAAAAGCAAAAGAGATTGCATATAAAGAAGGCATAACATTATTACTAATTAAAACAAATAGAGGTTTTGATCCTAAAAGTAGAAATTTAAGAAAAAATGTTCAAAAGGCATATGAGGAGTTTGCTGTGCCTAGTGATAAACACAGAGCTAAAAAAGTAAAGGGTGAAGAATACTTTAATGTAACACCAGAATTAAAACATTGGAGAAAAGTAAGAGAAGGGGATTTGAAATGAACATTACATATAATAATATTACTAAACCATTTTTTATAGATATACCAGAATTAATTAAGAAGTCACCATATAGACAAATATGTGAAGAAAGATTAGACCTTGATGAAAATGGATTGCCAAAAGTAATTGTTGTTTCTTTATCAGGTGGTTGCGACTCTGCGTCTGCATTATATTTAACTGCAAAACATTTTCCTAATATAGAAGTTTATCCTTTAACGTTTCAGGATGTACGTTGTAAATGGGATGCTTTGGCTGCTGAACAAATAGTTAAGTTTATACAAAAGAAGTTTCCTAAAGCAAAACTAAATGACATCTTTATTGATAAGTATGATGATTTAGATGAAGCAACATATCCAAAAGCACAGCATATGATTGAAAATGATAAACGTTATAAAACTTGTACACTAACTCAAATGTCAAAGATTAATCAGTTAGATGAAGGTAACGAAAAATTTATGAAACAATGGCCAGGTTGTATAAGATTAGACGGTATGACAGCTAATCCTCCTATAGAAGTAAGAATGAAATTTGCTGATTATATGAAAAAAGCACATCCTAATTTTAATTTTACAGATAAAGAAATTAAAAGAGTACAAGGAGAGTTAAGACGTGACAATCCTAACAAACCTGAATTAACCTATAACGTATATCAACCTTTTGTAAATGTTGATAAGAAGTTTGTTGCTGATATATTTAAACAAGAAGGTTTAATGGAAGAGTTATATCCTGTTACACGTAGTTGTGTTGGTGGTGCAAATCAAACAAATAACTTTACTGAATGGTGTTGGCAGTGTTTTTGGTGTTATGAGAAAGCTTGGGCATTTGATTTACCAAGAAGTTAATTATGCACGAACAAATAAAAAATGCTATTAACACTACACAAAGAGCTCAAAGAAATTACAATCTAACAAAAACAATACCACAAGAAGATATAGAAACATTAATCTATGCAGCTTCAAATGGACCATCTAAACAAAATGAAACTCATTTTAATTTAAGAGTTTATACTGATCCTACAATTATAGAAAAAATACATCAAGCAACTAAACTATACGCTATGTTTAGTGAAGATAATATTGATGAAGTATTTGACGATAAAGATGGTTCATTTAAAACAAAAGAAGAATATACAGTTACCAATTCTCAAATATATGCTAATGCTGTATTTGTTTGGTGTGATGATACTGCAAATTTAAGAGGTGGTACACACATATTAGGTGCTAGAAAAGAAGCAAGTCCAATTGCAAAAAAAACTTTATTTGAACAAAAATCATTTTCAATAGGTATTTCTTCAGGACAATTAACAATGGCAGCGGCATTACTAGGTTATAAAACAGGATATTGTAGTGCATTTGAACAAAATATAAACAAGACTACAGCAGATAAACATTTACAAACGATTATACAATCTGAAACAGAGCCTAGAATTATAGTAGGTGTTGGATATCCAAACGAAAGATTAGATAGAAGTTATCACGCAACAGTAAAAAACAAAGATGTACCAGAGCGTTATAGAAATGGTCCAGATGAACAATACTGGAAACATCCTACATTTGATAAATCACTTAAAGTTTGGTTCAATAATCATTTATATCCATAATATATAAATTCATTTTCTTTGTACGTATTAAATTGTTTTTTCATAAAATCTAAATCTTTCGTTGAAAAATAAGACTCATAATTTAATCTACTTTTTGTTGTAGTATTCGATACACTAACACCACACTCAAATGTTAAAGATAAAGATTCTGTACTTAAATCCTCTAACCATAAAATATTCTTTGCAAAGTTATATCTAGCATTGGTAGATTTAGAACCAATAATATCTTCGTGCAACAATCTTAAATTTTTTAAAAAATCTTTCCAAATAGCTTCTTTATAGGTAAATTGTATATTATGTACTTCTATGTAAGATTTAATTAAATCAGCATTCCAAATATCTCGTGTATTTAAAATTAGATCATTATCTGTTAACGTTGGTAGTTTTAAAAATATTGTACGATAAAACAAAAATTTTATCCAATGTTTCCATAAATCTTTATTTAATAATACTATAAGTACAACATCTTTTTTATAAAATTCTTTAAACCAGTCCCACACTAATTTAGATTTATAGGGTAACAACAAATCAACTGTTTCACAATTATAACAAACATTTAGATTTAATTTTTTACTTTTTTCTATATACTCAATCTTTTCTTCTAATCCTAAACCACCATAAGTATTTTTTAAAAAATCATCATTAGAAAAACTAGAACTTAATGTATCTGTGGTGACATATTTAATGTGCTCAATCGTTGTATTAAAAGGATATTCTTTAATCGTTCCAATGACTTCTGCTCCAAACTGTTTACCAGTATACCATTGTTTAATTGGTAATACTAATGAGTTAAAATTTTGTTGTTCCGATGTTCGTATCCATTGATACACCCATTGATTATTACTATAAGGTAAACTAACTAATAAACGCATAAGAATATTTAGAGACCGCCGTCAGTTATCACTCAAATAGACTCGAAGTTTTGCGAAAAATTTTTAGGCGTTTTATATACAATCACAAATCGTATTGGCCACCGCTAAAACAAAGACATATAGTATATACCCAGCAAAACAACCAAATACAATCTTTTCAAACCAATTAAACACTAAACGATTCCCCACAGCCACAACTAGATTTACTATTAGGATTCGTTATCTTAAACTCACTATTAAACTCACCCTCTACCCAATCTAAAGTAGTCCCTAGTAAGTACAATTCTAACTCTAAACTGGCCACTAATACGTTCCCTAATAAACAATCAGTATCTTCCCTTGTATCAGTAGTACTCCACTTATATTCAAAGCCTGCACATCCACCACCCTTAATGTCTAATCTCACATAACGAGTGCCTGCCTTATTTGCTATGTAAGTTAATCGTTGTATTGCGTTTTCTGTTAGCTCTAGCATGGTTCTTTCGGTTTCAACATAA